TGATCAAGCAGTTCGAGGGCGTGCATCTCTCCGCCTACCCTGATCCGCTCAGTGGCGGCGATCCGTGGACGATCGGCTATGGCACCACCCGCTATAGCGGTGGCGTGCCGGTGAAGCGCGGCGACAAGATCAACGTGATCGAGGCCGACATGATGCTCCGCCTTGAGGTGGATCGCATCGCCGACAAGCTGGCCAGCACCATCCCGCACTGGAAGGTGATGGATGACAACCAGCGATCTGCGCTGGTGAGCTTCGCCTACAACCTCGGCGCTGGCTTTTTCGATTCGCCCGGCTTCGAGACGATCACCAAGGTGCTGCGCGAGCAGGCATGGGACAAGGTGCCTGCCGCCATGGAGCTGTACCGCAACCCTGGCACCAACGTCGAGGCTGGCCTGCTGCGGCGCCGCAAAGCAGAGGGGCAGTTATGGGGCGACCATCGGCCGAAGATGCAACAAGAACCTGCCAGGCTGACGCCCGACTCATCGTTCAGCGCACGAATCACACCGCACATCCGCTTGGGTGAGTTCGCGCTCGATCAGGAGGCGCGGCGCTTCGTCCACCAATATCAGGTGAACACTGCAGCGGAGCTGGCGGCGTTCCTCGAGCGGGTGCGGCAACGGTTCGGCGGCAAGAGCATCATCATCACAAGCGGCTTCAGGCCGGCAGCAATCAACGCCTCCGTGGGTGGTGCTGTTGATAGCGAGCATCTCTACTCAGCACCTGGCGTTGGTGCAGTCGACTTCGTGATCGATGGCGCCGATATGAAAGCTGTCGAGAAGTGGTGTGATGAGAACTGGCCGTTCAGCCTCGGCTACGCTGCACCGGCCTTCATCCATCTCGGCCGCCGCGCTGATGGCAAGCGTCGCCGCTGGGACTATGCCTGATGCTCCTACCTGATCATGAGATCGCCCGCCTGTGCAAGCAGGAGGCGATGGTCACGCCGTTCAATCCCGATCACATCAACCCAGCCAGCTTGGACGTGACGCTGGGCGATCGGATCATGATCGAGGTGGCAGGCCATCCTGAGCTGCAGATCCTTGGCATCACCGGCCATACGCAGCAGGATCCGTTCTGGATTCAGCCGGGAGAATGGTTCCTCGCAGAGACCAGGGAGATTTTCAACCTGCCCGATCACGTCGGTGCGCAGTTCGTTCTCAAGTCGAGTCGCGCACGCGAAGGCTGGGATCATGCTGAGGCCGGATGGTGTGACCCCGGCTGGTATGGCAGCAGGCTGACCATGGAGCTGAAGAATGGCCGCCGGATGCATCCACTGCCGATTTGGCCTGGCCTGCGTATCGGGCAAATGAAGTTTCTGCTGGTGAGCGGTCGCCCAGACCGGAGCTATGCGCAGACTGGAAGATATAACGCAGATCTGGGCGTCACCAGCAGCAAGGGCTAGCGCGCCATCGGATGCTGCAGCGGCGCCATCCGCAGCCGGTGGATGTTGCCGGGAGCTTCAGCCGGATCATCTAGCGGGATCATCGTGTAATCGTCGCAGCCGTGCTGCTCCGCGAAGGTGGTGGCAGCGATGTGAGTGGCAAACGGTCCGATGTGCCACGGACCGATGCGGAGGATGTAAGTCATGGGAGGAAGGCTAACTGCTGTGCAACAGGTGGTAACTCGCGCGCACCCCATTGATCGCCCATGGCATCGGCGATCCCTTGATAGGTGCGCGAGCGCTCCTTCCATCGATCCGGCGATGGAGGGAGATTGAGGATCCGCTGCTCACGCCCATCGGCATAGCTGGTCGGTCTGAGCTTTGGGAGGTTATGCAGCCACAGGCAGGTGGTCTTCACTTCGCCGTGTCCGTACTCCCATGGCTGGATGATCTGATCCGGCTTGCGGATCGCGGTGCTGATCATGCTCACCGGATTCTCGAGACACCATCGGGGGATCGGTGCGGCCATCAGCAGGCGCACGAAGTCCATGGCCTGATCGGTTAAAGCAGGATCACGCTTACCCGAGTAAGTCGCCCACATGCCGCTGATGGCGAGATAGGTGCAGGGAGGATGCGCAACCATCAGATCCCAGCCTTGGTCGAGAATCTCCTCGACTGGCTGCTGCAGGTGCCAACGGGGATCGGCCTCGCACTCGAGCAAATCGCAGCTCCATGCGTCATGGCCATGGCGGCGGAAGGCATCACGCACTCGGCCGCTGTATTCGCAGGCGACAAGGACTCGCATCAGTAGAGACGCTTGACTTCGATATCGCGGTTGGTGACGGGATTGAACTTCATGAGGACGACGATGGCATCAGGGCGCTCAGCATGACCACGCTCGGCTGCAGCGATGGCGGCCTTGCGGGTCATCATGCCGGTCTGAGCGATTCCGTTGACTTCGAGGAAGAACATGGTTGGGTGGCTGTCGATAGAGAAAGAATACCCCGCCGACAGGGCACAGTGCCCCGGATGCAGGGCACGTTAACGAACTGTCACACAGGCTGATCCGGTTGCACCCGCTACCGTTTAACCAGCCGGGGCTACTGCCCATGCGGGCGTTCATCGTGGAGATCACCGCCAAGGTGCTGGTGCGCTCCGAAACCGATCCCGACGAGCTGCCGGCTGACATTTACTCCCAGATCGCTGAGTTCCTGCCAAGCGACGAGGACATTCTCGACCTCGAGGTCTACGCCGTACCCCTGCCGCTCGATCTCAGTGGATCAGCACCACATTGATGAGACGCGCCTGGTCACACGCCGATCAGCGCGTGATCAGATCCACCTCCGCTGGGGTTATCGGTGCGCCTACTGCAACGATCCCCTCGGCCGCAGTCCCACCCTCGATCACGTCATCCCTAAGGTCCACGGCGGCCTGACGGTGCGCGAGAACCTGGTCTCCTGCTGCCTGATGTGCAACAGCCAGAAAGGCCACAAGCCATGGGTCGACTGGTATCGCGCTCAACCGTTCTGGTCGGCGCTTGGTGAGTGGGCGATCGTGCAGTGGATCGCCAGCCACTCAGAACATCGTCAGCCAGATGGTGGCGAGCAACATGCCGCCTAGCCACGTCAGACCGAAGATCACCACCGACGGGTACTTCATGGCCGCAGCATCTGATTGAGGTAGATCTCCGCCTGGAAGAAGTCCGAGCTATACCGGCACACGCCACCGACGCAGCTCCGGTAATACACCTCACCCTTCTCCGCTGGCAGCAGCGTCTCGATATAACCGCCGTCGCGATCATCTCGGCTGATCACTTCAGGTCCGAACATTGCCGTGCCTCCTCTCGGTGAATCCATGTTTTAAGGTCCGCCACATAATTCCGCAGCACCTGCGCCTGCTGGAGGTGCCATCCATCGCCCGATGCAAACCACAGACGGTTGTGCCTGTCGATTGCCTGCAGCGATTGATGGATGAGCACATTCCACGGCTCACGGATTGGCGTGTTGAACTCACGCTTGGACACGGCGACCTGGCGGCCTCTATCAGTCTGCCGCCGGCAATGCCCGCAGGAAGAAGTCACAGCTCGCCGCGTAGCGCCCGCCACTTCGTTTGCTCTCAGGCAGCAGCAGATCACATTGCTGCGTGCTCATCTCCCACTGGATGCAGTCCCAGCACATCACGCTGGCGGTCTCCGGCCTGATGCTGGCCACCGCTGCTTGGAAGACAGCCTCAGCGCGCAGCAGCGCATCTGGCAGGTGGACAGTGCCGGTATCCACCTCGACCTGATGCTCAGCCTTTGGACCGAGCATCACGCGCGCGTGCCAGCTTCGATCAGTGCGGTCGCACACCAGCAACAATCGGCCAGCGTGCAACCTGATCATTCATCCTCTCCGTAGCTCGGCTGGTGATACAGCCGCTCAAGCTGCATCGACAGCGGCTCATCGGTTTGCGTAATGTCAATGGGATCGGTCTGATCCCGCACCACGAAGACCATCCGAGAACCGTGGCGCTTGACCACCAGCAGGCCAATGCGCTGGCTGCGGCATAGGATCCGCAGCGCTTGCCGCTCTAGCCAGTTCAGGCGGAGATGTTCGAGCATGACTCCATCTTGGCAATGAGTCGATTCAGATACCACTCCGCTTTGCGGGCATCCTCGAGCGCGTTGCCCTTGAGCCACATGCGGATCATGTACTTGAGCGCCTGCCCCTGCAGGTATGCCAGGACCATGTGCGGCGCATCGCAGATCACCGACTCGATGAAGTCGATGGCCTCGATGGTGCCGGCTTGATAGTGCGGGGGATGGTTGACCAAATCAGCCACGGGATGGTGCTCCTCTCTTAGGTGTGCGTTCAAGATCGGCCGCCATCTCAGCAGCAGCGCGCAGCATGGTGCTGAGCGGGATGCCACTGATCGAGCGGTCGGCCATCCAACGAATAGCGAGCCGATAGCCGTGGCTGGCATTGCCGTTGCCGATCTGCCGCGCCATTGCTACTTCTTCGTCCGTCACCCGGATATTCAGAGTGCGGTTACGGATCCGAGCGGCTATCGCCATTTGTCTCCCAGAAGCTGCTGACGGCACACCTCGATGGCCTGCTGCGCTTGCTTCTCAGTCAGCACCGATTCGGTGGCATCCATCGCCTTCACCACACGGGCGAACAGCTCGGGGTAGTCGGTATCTCGGAAGTTAGCCGCAAGATCACGGGCGAACTCCTCCCACAGGCCGGTGTAGGTGCTGCGCAGCGGATGGCCGTATGGCAGTTGATCGCGGCCGCTGCGTTGGTAGAGCGCCTCCATCATGTCGGCGCGGCGCTGGTCGAGTTGGTGCGGCTTCATTCGTTGAGGTACTGACGGAGGTTCAACAATTCAGCGCAGAGCTGTTCCCGGTTTTTGATGCCGGTGGTGCCCCGTAACTGATCGATGCGAATATCGATCAGCAGGCGGAGGCGATCACGCTCTGATGCTTGGCCAGCCTTGAAGGTGTTGCTGCCCTCGAGCAGGCTATAGAGGCGGGCGCGGGATGCGTCGTTCATCGGCTCTGCAGGGCGATCTGAATAGCAGCTTGGAAGTAGCCGGCCATTTTTATGCGGCGATACTCGCCACTGGCCTCCTCTGATTGCTTGTCTTCGATGAGGTCGTAGTTGTGTCTGGCCTCCTGCAATGCGGCCAGCGTTTCGATGTTCAGCAGATCCAGCTCGGATCGACTGAGATCATTCACCTTGTCGAGGTAGATAACTTTCGCAAGGATGAACGAACGATGGAAGGGAACGATGGATTGGTCTGGGGTCATGATGTGAGTTCGATTTCAGCAGATGGCCAACGGTTCTGCGCATAGCGGATCGCGTGCTTTTGTGATTCAGCGCGCGTGATCCACGTCAGTGGTTGCGCGCCTCGTGGATAAACAATCAGGCGATACTCGCGCGTACGAGCACCATTGCGTGGCCTGCTGATGCCCTCGCCGTAGACGCCCTGATCCTCGGGATCGGTGCGCCATTGGAAGGCGATCGGAGAGCTAGATGTAGACATTCGGATCGGTGACAGATTCAGGATTGAGCCATTCGATCTGATTCCACCAAGGGAGCCATGTGTCGGCGGCAATCAGTTTGGCCTCCGTCAGACTGTGCGCTTGCACGCACTCGACGACGTTGGCTTCCTTGATCGTGAAGTAGAAGCGACGGGGGGTCACTTGCGCACCTCGATGTAGGACTGCGTGCCGGAGTGCGTAGCGCCTGCTTGGTTGCCGGCCTCGATGCCGATCATGGCGAACACGGCCGCGACGACAAGGAGGCAGATGGCGTTGTTGATGCGGTTGATCATTGGATTTAAGAACAGTGGCCGGGTGGCCGTACGTCAATCATGCCCCACGGGCGGGGCATATGCCTAGGGGTGTGTGACACTTCTTTACACGGCCTCGGTGCCGACCGCGATCTCCACCGGCACCCGCAGCACCGGCTTGCTCTGTCCCTTCGCATCGATCCGCCCCCAGCCGACCACCGCCGGGCTAACAGGCAGCTCCACCGTGAACCACACATGGCCACAGTCGGCGCACTGCCGCTTCCGCACGGTCACGCCCGGCTCCTTGTTGTTCGTGGCTACTGCTCTGACCATCGAGCTGGAGCAGCGCTGGCATTGCATCGGTATCATGCAGGTGTGCCCCACTGGTCTAGCACAATGCGCTTCGGTGAGTGGATGCTGGTGGAGCT